AACTCAGAGTGATCGAGTTTCTTTTGCCCAAGTTCTACACTAGCAATATAATCCAAACGATAGGATTCCTGTGCCTTATAAGTAAACTTCTTATAAAGATCAAGATAATCCAACTGAGATACACCACCAATATCATATGATATGTGTTCTCGACCCATGATAACCGTTCTATCTTCAGTCACCAAACCCCAAGGTGACATTCTCTTCATTAACTTCTCACCAAGGATTCTTTCAATCCTACGACACATATATGGAATATCATATAACTTACTATTCCATCCAGTAATAACTTCTGGAGTATTGGCCTCAATCATCCACCAATTGATGAAATCATTTAGAAGATCATACTCATTATTAAATTGCTTGTAATATACATTCTCTTGCTTATTTTTAAATGGTCCTTGCCCCCAAGTAATAATCTGTTTAGTTGTATAATCCTGTATTGATATAAGAAGTATCTCTTCAGCACAAGATTCTACATCAGGGAATCCTTGTTCAGACTTAACCTCAATATCAAGGGTAACTAACTTAATTTTATCAATATCAAACTTAAGTTCTTGATCAGGATATCTCTCAGAAATGTACTGGTAAATGAATCTCTCATTCCCATAAACATTAAAGTTCTCTACACCATCATACCTTTTGATAAACTCTCTACTTTCTCTAACAGTGCCTGGTTCAATCGCTTCTACAAATTCACCAGTTAAGGTTTTATATTTTGTTTTCTTTTTTGAGTCAACAAAAAGGGTTGGGTAGAACTTCTCACGGGTTGCGAAGTGTTTTCCATCTTCGTAACCACGAACCAAGAAGTTGTCTCCAACCATCTGAACGTTTGTATAAAATCGCATTATAAAGTGAGTTCTTTATATTTCTTAATTACCTCCTCAGTGGGTTCAGCAATAGTAAGAATGTCTTCTGATCTTAGCATAAATTCCGTCTGATTGGAAGCTTCTAACCAAGGTTTCATATTATCTACAGAATTGAATAGATATGGATTAATGAACTTACAATCTGGTTCACCTGTTTCTGCCATTATCTCTTCAACTTCTGTGATGAGAGTATTATTTGCATCAAGTAATACGCATTTAATCGCCATCTGTTTTGTTCTCCTTAAAATCTAAAGTTTTTACTTTTGGAAATGTTTTTTGTTTTTCAACATACATTTCTCTAATACTATCAAGTGGTTCAACAATAGTTACAACCCAATCGGTAGGAACTACAACATTATTATCCTTAGAAATAACAATCCAAGGTCTAAAAATAACATCTATTTGTTCAGTATCCTCTTGTCTATGTGATGTTATAACTGCATGAGGATGATTTAAAAGATATGCATATGGTTCTAATTGACCATCTTCTTGAACTAATTCCTTTGCATCTGATATAAGAAGTTCTCCTGATTTTAGGAGAGTTAATTTTATTGCCATCTAGTTGCAACAATCTCTATTGTATTTTCTATTGTAGTCGATTCTTTCTCAATTGTAAATCCCTGTTGCTGAACTGTATCCAATATTGTAGCTTTTGCATATTGTTGAGTAACCTTTTCAACAAACCTTTGTGGAGGAACTGATTCTTTCCAAGTTTGTATGTCTGCTACCAATTCATACACACCCTCGTTGTTTAAACGAAATCCAATATCATTTCCTATAGAAACATCCACCTTTACCTTTTCGTGTTGGTGATCAAGAGGATTAACTAATTCTATATTCTCTTGAATATCATACTGAAGAAGTTGTAATGCTTTTATGAGTTTAGGTTTGTTCGTGATTTTCGTTCTGATCTTGCTGAAGTGTGACATTTTGTTCTGATTGATAGTATTCAGGTTTGGGTTCTATGTAGACAGATGTTCCTAATTCTTTTTCTATGGATTCAGTTAGTTTCATACAACCGTTTCCAATAACACCACTTACTTCTTCAAGCACAGTGCCATCCTGTCTGATGGTAAACTTAATTGTTTGTTGAGGCATATTATTTATTGGGAATTCTTATTAAAGTATCTATCTCTGGTAGATACATATATTCTATTTCACTATTTCTTAAAGTGTAAAGACCATCTTCAATAGTATCTACCATAGTATCACCAGCAAGATTAAATGATGTATTAAAAAGAATAGGAACTCCAGTTTCTTTATAAAACTCAGAAATCAAATCATAGTAATTTTTATTCTGTTCTCCAGTAACTGTTTGTATTCTACAGGTCCCATCTACATGAACTATTGATGGTATTAGATCTCTTTTCTCAGGCAATACATCAACAGCATACATCATAAAAGGACTCTCTTCCAACCTATCCATATCAAACCAATCCCTAGCGTGTTCCAAAAGAACAGTTCCAGCAAAAGGTCTGAAGTACTCTCTCTTCTTTACCCTATTCACTATATCCTTACCATCCTTAACTCTAGGGTCAAATAGAATAGATCTATTTCCAAGTGCTCTAGGTCCAATCTCACTTCTACCTTGAGCAATAGCAACTATATTTCCTTTAGATATTATCTTAGTAATATCTTTTGGAGTTGCTTCGTACTCATCCTCACCATCTAGCAACTCATATTCATACTGTAATGGTCTTCCTTTATATAAATCAGTCAATTTAAAACTAGGTGTCTGATTTGTATGATACACTCCTCCTATACTAACGGATGAATCATCACAGGTTGGATCAATATACAAATTAATATCATCAGGTAATACTTTAAGTAACTTATAATTGGCAACACAATTTAAAGCACATCCTCCAGTTAATACTAAATTTTTAGATTTAGACATAGATAATGCTTTCTTACAAGTATGAATTAAATACTTCTCAAAATCTTTCTGAACTCTATATGCAACATTCTCTCTATTTCCCTCAATTTTTATATTAGCACTACAAGATCCAATACTTGCCACATCAGTATATTCAGAATTGGAATTATTAAATGTATCAGGACTTAAAGTGCAACTAGTGTTTCCATGATTTTCTATTGAAAGTATCTCTGTAATATTATTGTCATCCTTTCCATATGCAGATAATCCCATAGTTTTACCTGCTTCTAATATATCAAATCCTAACCACTCTGTAACTGCAGTATATACAAATCCTGCACCTATATTTGTTTTCTTATCTACAAAATCTGGAGCGTTATCAATAAGTTCTCCAGTACCAATCACAGATTTGTATATTGGATGAATATTATTACCAGATGCTTGATATACAGAAAGATTTTCCTTACCAAAAGTATAAGTGCTACCTGCACCATCTATAACTAAAACTACAGCATCATCAAAACCAGAGTGGCAGTATGAAGTTTTCGTATGTAAATAATGATGATCTATATGCACCAACCCTTTCACTAGAGGCATTTTTATTTTTAATATCTCAGTTATGAATGCCTGATAGCACCCAAAATCAGTATGTTGAAAAAATAAATTAGAAAAAGATAAACTGTCAATATAATTACAATACTCTTTAATATGATCTAAAGAATATATTGCAGTAGATGCATGTTTAGAATGAGAGAATCTTTCTTCAATAAAATGATATAGTTCTCCATTTTTTAAAATAGAAACTGAAGAATCATGAGGACCAGTATGAATACATACATCTGTCATCAACACTTACCCGCATAAACTTCACCTATTTCCCAACACCTTGTACCAGATGTTCTAATTACATCTAGAGTAAATTCTAATCGATTTGCAGGAACTATTACACAATATCCAATACCAAGATTAAAGACTCTTCTCATCTCCAACTCATCACAATTACCTGCTGTTTGAATCGTTTTAAAGATCTCTGGAACAGTCCAAGAGTTCCAATCTACGTGTGCTTTAAGACCTTGTGGAAGGCATCTAGGAAGGTTCTCAGGGATTCCTCCTCCAGTTATATGTGCCATACCATAAACATCTTCTACCTCCTCTAAGAGGCGTTTTACTACGGGAGCATAGATCTTTGTAGGTGTAAGTAATTCTGGATATTCATCTACTTTCAACTTCAAACGATTTGTTAAATAACGAATTAAACTAAACCCATTAGCATGAACTCCGCTACTTGCCAATCCAATAATTCTATCAGATGGTTTAATAGAAGATCCATCTATAATTTTCTTTTCTTCTACTACACCAGTACAAAATCCAGCAAGATCATAATCAGGAGTAACTGCATTAACCTGTGGATGCTCTGCTGTTTCTCCACCAAGTAAAGCACATCCTGCCTGACGACATCCATCAGCAATCCCTGCTACCAATTCTACAATCTTCGGATTATCTTTTACTGTCGGACAAGAAATATAATCAAGGAAGTATAAAGGTTCTGCCCCACAAGTTATTACATCATTCACACACATCGCAACAAGATCTATTCCGATATTATAATTCTTATGGAATAGTGTTGCCAATTTACCTTTGGTTCCTAC